AGAATGCCCCGACGCCCCCGTAGCTCAGTGGACAGAGCATCCCCCTCCTAAGGGTCCACTCAGGAGCGAGAACAAGCACTGGCGCGGCTCTCCGGGCGGTTGCTCCCGCCAAGCGCAGGCACAAGCAGGCACAGCCAGCAGCAAAAAGGCACAGCGGGGCACACTACTACTGGGGATGCAGACAGTGAACCGGGGAGGCGCGAATCCAGCCCGCCAGAGCGCCCGAAGCGCCCCGAAGCCACTACCCCACTACCTCGGTCCTGATCGCCTCGCCTGCGTCGATCTGGCGACCCGCCTACCAATGCTCCGGCAGCGGCACGGTGCGCCCGGCAAGCGCGTGCGTGCAGTCGCTGAGAAATTGAATCTGCCCGTCGGTCACGAACGAATGGCAGCGAAACGGACGCGCTTCTGGCAGGGTTCCATCGCGCATGTAGGCCGCGTGTTCGTCGTCGGTCAGCGGCTGCACGCCGGTCACGAGCACGGACGGCTGAAAGGTCGGACGATCGGCGTTGCCGTTCCAGTCCCATCGCGGACTCGGGCCGGCGCCGACGGCGACCTGGTGCGAGCGATTGCATCCGGGGCACCAGAACGCGAGCCTTCCACCTTCGAGGCTGCGCAGCACTCTACTGATCGCTCCCATCATGCCCTCCCGCTTTCAATCTCGTCGGTCAGCACCGGCGCATCCTCGATCGCCACGGGCCGGTTGTACAGCTCGGCCACCTGCGCTTCCAGCACCGCAAGCCGGCGCTGCGTTCGCGCCTCGCGTGAGGCTGACTCTGCCAGCATCTTGAGCAGCGTGCGGATGACGCCCACCGACTGCCCGGCCTGCGTCTCGACGCGCTCCAGCCGCGAGCCTACGTGTCTCAGGTCTTTGACGGTGGCGAGCATGGTCCTGTCGTGATGAGCGCAACCCGGCCTTGCGCGATGATGGCCTCGCCAGCTTCGTCGGGAGCCGGGATGTATCGCACCTCGCGCACCTCGGCGGGGATGCGCTCCGGGTGGACGAAGACGAGCGGCAGGGACCGATCGGGCAGGCCGGAGAGGAAGGCGATCACCTCGTCGACGGTCACGACAGCATCCTGTTCAAGTGCGGCCACTCCCGGCGAGCGACCCGTACCGGGCCAACCCCGCTGACGATGACCTCGCGGGCGAGCTCGAAGTGCTCGTCTCGACGACATCGATGCGCTCGATCGCCTGCGGGTCGACGAGCGTGCTGCGGCTCACGCGCACCAGGTGCGGGAAGCGCTCCTGCATCCGCAGGGTCGACTCTTCCAACGTGCCGACGAGGCCGTACACCGTCCAGACCTCGAGTTGCTTGAGCGCTGCCCGCAACATCGTCAGGTCTTCGGCGTTGACGATCAGCGTCGAGCCGCCCTTGCGCACGAGCAGCCGAGAGCCCGGCATCGGGCGCCCGCAGCCGGCGCAAGGGACGGTCTGTGGCACGGGCTGGCCGTCGCGGTACATCATCGGCACAGCGCAGCGCGCACCTCGTTGTGGCGCACGATCTGGCGCAGCAGATAGGTGGACATCTGGTCTACGTCGGCCGCCGTCATCGTGATCGTGCGGGCGTGGTCGCAGTAGTCACCGCTCGTCGTCGCGCACCCACTTCCGAGCACGACGACGAAGCTCATCAGCATCCAGATCGGCCATTTCATCATCGACCTCCTGCGCGCGCTCGATCGCATCGAGCCGGCGCTTGACCACCTGAGCCCCAGCCGCACTCTTGCCGGCCTGCCGCCCGGAGAACCACGCCACGACAATCGCGGCGATGCCGACGAGGTACGGCCAGACGGCCGCGAGCAGCGCGCTCATGCTTTCGTCCTCACTTCGCCGCGCCAGACGTTGCCCGGCCGAATCCCCCGGTCGAGCTCGCGCTGCACGCGGGCGACGGCCTCAGCCTTCGTGACCGTCGAACTGTCGTCGGCGTCGAGCCCGGCGTTCTGGCTGTACGCCTTCGGGTGCCGGCGCTCGTCGAACAGCACGTAGTCGCTCGCCTTGCCGATCGCCGCCGGCCAGAGGATCGCCATGTACAGGTCGGCCAGCGTCGTCAGGCGGCCGGTGTAGGGCGCGAGGTAGCGGTAGACGTAGCGCAGCTGATCCTCGGCCGACATCCCGCCAGCGCGGCCGCAGAGGTGCCCAGCGCCGCCGCCGTGGTCGGCATGAATTGAATGAGCCCGACGGCACCGAACCGGCCGCGTTGCGGATGTCCGGCCGGAACGTGCGCCCGGTCTCGAACGCCATGACGGCCATCAGCCAGCCGACGTCGACCCGAAGCTCGTCCGCCGCCCACGCGACGCGGTCGCGGAAGGTCTGGGACACGTGCTCGCCCCACGGCACGACGCGGTAGTCCACGCGCTTGAGGAACCCGCGCAGGAAGGCAATCAGCGCGTCAAGCATCGCCGATCCCCTGGTCTACAAGGCGCCCCACGATCCCGGCGAGCAGCAGCGCGATGCTCGTCCACTGCACCCAGTCGGCATCGAGCGAGGAACGAAGGTCGGCGGGCATCGCGACCCACGCGCCCTGCACGGCCGTAGCAAGGGCCATCGCCTGCACGCTGAACATGCGCCACGCACGGCGCCATTGCGGGATCATTCGCATAGCGAGCCTCACTTGAACGACACGTACCCGCGCGCAGCGAGCCACCCGACCACGGCCGCGCCGAGGATGACGAGAAATCGCTGCACGACGCCCTTGCCCACCTGCGCGTAGAACTCCTTCGTGACTTCCTCGACGGCGAGCTTTGCGGCCTTGCGAGCGATGAGCATTTCGCGCTCCGTGAGTTCGTGTTCTGGCATAGGAGTCTCAGAAGCGGTAGCGAATCTGTGCGGCAATGAAGGCTGGCGACTGCTCGATGTCCAGCGGCTGCACGAGCAGGGCCGCCTCGATGTGCTCGAAGCGCAGCACGACCTCGGGCAGCACGGCGGGAATCACGGCCCAGCGGTAGCCGGTCGCAACGGCTCCAAGCACGCCGACATGAAACGGGCCGGCTACCTGCCGCGTCCACTCGCGCGCCACGTAAACGCTCGTTCGGCACAGCGAATTGCGATAGACACCGACCGCGTATCCAGCCCACTCGCCGCTGTCGATGCGGATGCCGATGCCGGGGTTCGACTCGCAGTAGTCGCCGCTCGAGTGCTTGGAGACGAAGCCGGAGAGCAGCGTCTGCGCGCCGGCCGGCAGCGCGACCAACGCAAGTAGAGTCGCAACAAAAGCGTGTTTCATACTAGAACAGTAGACAGCCGGAGAACTTCTCTACGGTAATTGATCCGCCAGACGCTGGTTCCGCTTTTACTGAAACGGTGGCAGAGGCGGAGAGATAAAAAATCTGACTGATCGTTCCAGCTTCTATACTGAGTGAATCAATAAGTGACCGGCTAGACGACCCAAAAACCGCCCGATCAGAAGTGCCGTTTATGAGAAGCCGAGCACCTGATCCTGTAACCCCAGCCGGAGTAGTAGACGAAATACTGGCGGCGATCAGATACACCCCGTTGACAGGGGCCGTAAACACCCCTGTACTTGGATTAAAGCTGCCGCTCTGATCTTTAACCTCTGTGTATCCGGTTGCGACTCCCGTCGTGGTCCTAAACGGAGCGTCTATCGCAATAAAGAATGGGTGCGTCGTGCCAATGTTTCTAACGACGCCAGTAAACTGCGGGGAGGCTTTCGGCGCCAGAAGCGCATCGGCGTCATCGACGTACTTCTTCGTCGCGGCGTGCAGATCGACGGTCGGCGCAGCGTTCAACGTCAGTGCGCCGGTCATCGTGCCGCCGGCCTTGTCCAGCGGCGTGTAGCCGAGGCGCGCAGTGATGTTGGTGTAGTAGCTCGCCGCCTGGCCGTTGAAGGTTGTTACGTTGATCGCGTAGGCCGAGGACAGATCGACCCACGACGACCCGTTGTACTTCTGCCATTTGTTGTTTGCGCTCGACCAGCGGATCATCCCGGCGGCCGCGCCGGTTGGCGTCGTGTCGTCGAGCTGCTTGGCCACCGCGACGAGCGTGTCCTTCGTGTCGGTGAGGTTCTGCGCGCGATCGGCGGTGGCGATCGGTCGGTCGAAGCGTGCGGTCATCAGACTCCCCTAACGGTCCACGAGACGTCGCCAGTGACCGGATTCCCGTCCTTGTCGAACAGGTACAAATCGAACGACGTGCCGCTGGTGTAGTCGTAGGCAAACTGGCGCGGCTGTGTGCTCTTCGGCGTAATCACAATCGCGAGGATTTCGTCGATCTCGCCGGAGGTGTTCACCGTCGTCGGATTGACGGTCACGTTCACGACGCCCGCTTCGGTGCGCAGCTTCGTGGAGATCTTCACTTTCAGCTGCGTGATGTGTACCAGGTCATCGCCGCCAGTAGAGGCGAAGGTGAGCGTCACCCGCACGTAGCGGAAGGTGCCGCCCGCATAGACGCTCGTGCCGGTGTAGGTCTGCTGCTCGCCGGCGAATGCGCCCGTGCCGCTCGTCTCGACCGTGCAAGTGACGGCAACCACGCCCTGCACCTCGATGAGCGTGGGCGTGACGGTGATCGTCGAAGGATCGACGGTCACGCCGATGTCGAACACCTCGCGGTAGCTCGCGCTCGTCTGCCCGGGCTCCCACCACTTGTCGAAGCCCAAGCCAGCTGCTGCGGAATCCGTCGAGACGCCGATGCGCGTCGTGTGCTCCGCATCGGTCTCGACGAACACCGGCGCGATCAGCCCGCCATCGACCGTGTAGGCGTTCGTCTTCGTGCCGCTGAAGTCAGAATAGAATTCGTCGCGCAGCACATAGTCCGGCGGCGCATTCACCCGCGCCGTGACCACGCCCATCACGCTCGCGTTGCCCGCCGAGTCGTTGGCGACGACGCCGTATCTGTAGTCGCCAGCGGCCTGCTCGAAGAGCACGGCGAACCGGCCGTCTCCGTTGTCGCCGACGAGCTGCGCATCGCGATAGACCTCGTAGCGCTCCACGGGCAGCGTCGTCTTACAGTCCTGCCACCGCAGCAGTGCGAAGTTGTCGACGACCTCCACGCTGATGACGGGCGTGGCAGGCAGCGAGACGATCAGCTCGACCGAGGTTTCGGTCCCGAGGTTGCCCGCGACATCTCGCGCGGCGACCCAGTAGCGCACGACGCCCGAGCCCGAGACGCGTGTGCGGTACATCGTCGACTTCGACAAGCCGAGCACGGTGGCCGACGCATAGCTCGCACCGACCCGGATCTCGTAGTCCTCGATCTGGTAGCTCGCTGCCGGCGCCCCCCAGACGATCAGCGCCGAGTCGCCGTCAACCGACAGCGCAAGCCCCGAGACCGCAGGGATCGTCGACGTGACGGACGCCGACACTGCGCTCGATGCGTTGCCCCATGCGTCGATCGCCTTGATCCAGTACGTCTTCGTGCCCGCCGTCTGCGGCTGCCAGAAGAACGACGTCCCCGTCACAGTCGCAACGGGCGTTCCGGTATCCCACGATGCGCCCTCGCGGATCTGGTACTCGATGACATCAAAGGATGAGGACTTGACCCACGACAAGCGCACGCCGAACGACTCGGTCGCCGCCTGAAAGACCGTCGGCGGCTCAGGCGGGTCTTCCGGCCCCGTCACCGTGAACGCATCTGCATACGCCCAGTCCGAACGCGCGAGGCCGTTGTACGCCTGCGCGCGAACGTGATAGACCTCACGGTCTCCGACGGCCTCGGCGATGATGGCCTCGGTGGAGTCGCCCGAGACCTTGCTCGTGATCTTCGCGCCGGTGACGGCGTGCGTGGCCTCTACGATGATCTCGCCGCCATTCCTCACCGCGATGTCGGTCGACTCGTTCCACGTCGCCTTCAGGCCGATCTGCCACACGCCATCGCTGCGGCGCTTGAGCACGGTCGAAACCGCGAGGTTCGCCGGCTCCGTGACGTCGCGCGGATCTGGCAGGCTCGTGTTCGGCGTGGGGTCGTACCCGATCGCCTCGGTGTAGTTCCACGAGTACGGCGCCGAGCCCGTCTCCTGCAGCACAAGATGCACGCCGCGCGGGAACTGGAACTTCCGATCAATGACGCGATAGGTCTTCGACACCTGGCCGAAGAGATCGATCGTGACGCGAATCACATCCCCCGGACGAAGCCGCGCCGCCTTGTCCTTCCACCACGCCGACAGCCCCACCGACTGACGCGAAAGGTGCAGGATGAGCTTCTGGATGCGCTGTGCCCGCACCACGTTGTCCGTCATCGGCAGCGTGATGTCCTGGAAGAACGTGTCGCCGTCCTCGGTCACATAGACCGACGAGACGTAGGGCGGGACGTCCACCTCCTGATAGCGCCGCTCGGCATCGATGATCTTGCCGCGCACCGCATTGAAGAGGTCGCGCGTCGGCGTCTCGGTGATGAGCTCGATCGGGCCATCGGCGAGATCGGCATCGGTCAGATCCATCACCGGCGACGAGTAAGCGCCTGCGCTGATGATCCACTGCCCACCCGAGTAGACGGCCGTGCCGACCATCGACGTGAGGATCGCGCCGAGATTGTCGAGCCGGTTGTCCGCCGTCGAGAGCACGCCATCGCATGTGTAGCGCCGCTGCTGCCCGCCACCGGCGAGCGGCACCCACTCTTCGCAGACGTTCGCCGGCGCCGCGGCTGCGCCGATGTACGAGGCCGACTCGCCTAGCCCGAGCGGGTCGGCGATGTAGTCGCGCGTGCACAGCGCCGAGTTGTTCGACCAGACCGTCGTGCCGGTTCGCTCGTCATAGAGCTTCTTCCCGCGCGCAAGTACCGTGATCTGCGGCAGCCCCGAGGGGAACATGTCCGGGTCGTACAGCAGCGTGACGTGGATCCGCGGGACGCCCTTGCCCAAGTGCGTCGGCTTCCACACCCCGCCGCTCACCGATTCCAGGTCGGTATCGCGCTCGCCCGCTGTCGTGCCGAGGAACTTCTTCACCCGGACGTATGGCGTCGTCGTGGTGTAGCGGTAGGAGACGCCGACAGTGAGATAGCCGGCGCCGCTGTTCGTGATCGTGATCGTGTCGCCGGCCCGGGTGTACGCCACCGGCAGGTAGCCGTTGTCGCCGCCGTCTGCGTACACGCTGATGTACGTCGCGCCCGAAGGCAGGGCGACATCGCCAGACGAGAACGGCCCCACGACCACCGATTGATAGCCCTGGTGCGTACGGCTCTTGACGTACCTGCCGCCAGTGACCCAGCCGTTTGCATCGAACCCGCTCGGCCAGGTGCCGATCCCCGAGTCGTCGAAATAGATCTCCTCGATCTCGTCAAACTCGTGGCCGCCGAGGGCGAGCTGGATGTGCAGATACTCCGAATACGAGCCGGAGGTGATCGGCTTGCGGATCATCACGCCGCCAACCCGCGCGCGGCCGTAGACAATCGTGCGCGGCTGCACGGCGGAACGGATGGTGAGCGTCCGGTCCTTCAGGCTCGCTTCCCATGCGGCCTTCGCCTGCTTCCGCTGGCGGCGCGCCTGCATCACGCCGTTGACCATGAGTGCGGCCGTGACGATGACCTTGAAGACAGTCATCGCTGTCGCTGCCGTGTACCACGCGGCTACCGCCGCTGGGAGCGCCGCCACGTCAAACCCTCCAAGCGCGCACGGCGTGGCTCATGGGCACGAGCTGCACGCCCGCATCCCCCACCGCTGCGAACCGATCCCCGATGCACACCCCGAGCGCCTCGCGCCCGGTCAACGTGTGCAACACAACGTCGCCGCGCTGCGCGAAAGCCGGCGTGATCTGCTCGCCCAGCCTCTCGCTGGCCAGCGCCTCGATACCGCCGTGGTCCTTGAGCAGTCGCAGCGCGGAAACCTCGTCGTGCCATTCGAATCCGCGATCGGATTCGTGCCGGTCATCGTCTCAACGGCCGCCGCAGCAAACGAGCAGCAGTCGTGCGTGGCCCATCGGAACGGCGTCTCGCGGCGGGCCTCGATCAGCGCGAACAGGCGCTCTGCCCAGTCCTCGCGACGCTCACGCATTCGGATTCGCCTTGAACCACGAGCGCGCCGGCCAGATCACCGTGGCTTCCATCGTCTCGTGAATGCCGTCGAAGATCGTGTCGCCGGGGTAGTAGAGCTGTTGGTCCTCGTTGCTGTAACGACGCTCCGCAGGACGCGCGAAGTCCGCCAGCACCGAGACGACGTTGACCGAGATCAGCGCCTCGGCGCCTTCGATACGGATGGCCGGCTCGTCGAGCTTGCCGCGGAACTCCACGGGCGGCGTGCCGATCGGATCGTCCGCAGCATCCAGCGGGGTAAACCACAACGTGCAGGGGCGACCGCGCACCTTCTCGGAGAGCAGCAGCGCCGTGAGCACGTCGGACGTGCCCGCGAGCGTGAGCTGCACGCTCGTTGCGATGAGGCTCTCCGTCTCGCGGATCTCACCCACGCCGACGCAACCCCCCGCGCCCTGCCAGTCGTACCCGCCCCACGTCGTGTCGTACCCGCCCGTCCAAAAGCGTTTCGTGCCACTCGTGAATTCGAGCTGAATATAAACAGCAACGCCCGTATCACCTTCGAGCGCCGTGATCGCGGCTGCGTCGTAGGTCTTCATTTTTCGCGCAGGTCCACGGTGATGCCCGGCGCGTGGCTGTGCACGTAGGGGTGCTCGATCGGCGAGAGCACGCGCATCTCCACGCGAGGCCTGTCCCAGACGACCGGCGTGTTTGCCGGGTAGGTCGTGATGAGCTTCGGCACGATCGACACAACGAGCACGCCTGAGCCGTCGGCCGTTCCGCCGACGTCGACCTGCACCAGTTGATCGCCGAGCCCGAGACAGTCAGCGGCGAACAACGTGGCGCCGGGGTCGGTGAGAATCGTGAGCGACGTGGCGCCCTTTGCTCCGGTCGCATTGAGATTCGGTGAGCCGCGCATCGTTCCACGGGGAACCGGCCAGCGCGGGTGCCATACGCGCACCGTATTCGTGCGCCCGATCCGGTTCCAGAACGCCTCGCGCGCCGCAGCGGCAGACTCGTCCGTCTCGTTCGGATACTCGATCGTCATCCGCCACTTCGCCCCCGGCAGCCAGCGCACGGCCCCATCGCCGGTCAGCGTGGACTCCACGACGAAGGCGTTCTCGTCGATCCAGATCCGGGCGGACTCCGGCAGGAAGGCGTCAGGCAGATCGAAGGCAGCCATCAACCACCCGTGAGCGCGTAGTCGCCGGCTTGGTTCGCCTGGCGTATGGCGGCGATCGCCTGCTGCTGAATCTGCCGGCCGAACGCGGCCATCTGCGCGCGGTCGACGTTGCTGGCGAAGTTGTTCGTGAGGCTGACCGTGATCGGAGCACCCCCTCCCTTCGACGCCTCGATCGAGGGCACGACGCGCTCGCCCCGGTGCAGCAGCGCCGGGTAGTTGTCGTAGGGCACGAAGTCGATGCCGGAGGCTTTACCCGGCGCACCGCCGAAGAGCGACCCGAGGTTGAACGCCGACGACAGCCAGTTCGCGGCCGGCCCGGTGATGCTCTTGCGAATCGTCAGCCGCAGCAGGTCTTGCCCGATGCCGCCCAGAACGTCGGAGAACTTCTTGCCTTCGATGATCGCGTCCTCGAAGGCGCTCTGGAACGTGAGGCCGAGCTCGCGCGCGGCGTCGCCCGTTTCCTTCGCCGCCTCGCCCATGCCCTTGAGCATGTCGTCGTTGCGCTTACTTTCGACCTCGAACTCGGCGGCAATGCCTTCCGTCGGCGAGAGATCCCCGCTCTTCACCAGCTCGCGGATCTCCTCGAGCTGGCGCATGTACGCGCGCGATGGATCGATCATGTCGCGCCATGCCTCGGCCTGGTCGCGCAGCTTCGTCTCGTCTTCGGCGAGCAGCTGCGAGATGAAGCCCTCGAACTCGTCGGCCTCTTCGCGCAGCGTCTGCATCCGCTCGAAGTCACGCTGGATCGCAGAATCGATAACCGAAGCCAGGGCGTCTTCGGTCGCCTTTCCCTTGCCCCCCCTGCCGGGAAACTTCGGCTCGTCCTTGCCGACCTTCGCCGTCGCCGTCGGCGGATCGCCGAAGCCGGACATCACCAGCGCCAGGCGGTTGAGCTTCTCGAGCCGATCCTTCTTCTGCGCGATCTGGATCTCGAGCAGCGTCGTGTCGACCGGGCGCCCGTAGAAGTCGCGGCTGCCCTTGTCGAGCTGGTCCTGCAATGCTTTCAGCTCGGCCTGTGCGCCCTCGATCTGCCCTTGGATGTTGCTCCTGTCGGTGCCCAGCGCGTTGAAGAAACCGAGGCCCGCTTGGCGCGCGTCGAGGAAGTTCTTCGTCACCTCGGCCAGCGTGCTGATGAGCGGGCTGAAAAACTGGATCTTCAGGCCCTCCCAGCTCTTTCCAAGTCGGGTCAGGTTGTCGTTGAACTCCTCGGCCGCCTTCGCCGCGTCCTCACTGAACACGACTCCGGCCCGGCGAGCCTCCGATGCCATGTTCGCCAGGCCGTCGCGCCCGCTGTTCAGCAGCGGGATCAACTTGGCGCCGGCGCGCCCGAAGATTTCGACCGCGTAGGCGGTCTTCGTCGAGCCGTCCTCGAACTCGCTGAAACGCTGCGCGATGTCCTTGAGGACTTCCTCGGCGGGCCGCAGTGACCCGTCGGCGTTGAGCGCCTTGACGCCGAGCGAATCGAAGACGGCCGCGGCCTCTTTCGAGCCCTGCGCGACATCGGCCATCTTCGACGTCAGACGCGTGATGCCGCTACCCAACTCCTCAGTGGAGACATCAGAAAGCGACGCCGCGTAGTTCAGTTCGCCGAGCGACTCGACGCCGATGCCGACCTGCTGCGAGAGCTTGCCGAAAGAGTCCTGCAGATCCGCGATCTGCCGCACCTGCCCGGCGATGGCGACCCCGACCCCGGCGAGTGCCGTGACCGAGAGCACGCCGCCGAACGACGCGAGCATCGAAGATGCCGAGCGGGCAGCCACGCCTAGCCCGTTGAACTCGACGCCGACCTTCTTGAGAACCGCTGAGGCGCGGTCCTCGGCGCTAATGACGAATTCGGTCTTGGGGGCGACCATCACCGGCGCCCGTTGATGAGGGTGCGCACCTCGGCCTCGATCTCGCGCAGAGCATCGAGCACGTCGAGCTCGTCGTCGTGCGGCACGCGCATGGCGTGCAGCACCGCAGGCAGCGCCTCGTAGCGCATGCCGACGACCCCTGCCATTCCGACGTTGAGCTGCGACATCATTCGCACTGCCACGTTCTTCGGCACCCAGTTCTCGGGCCACACCTCGCAGCCCTCATCCGGCGGCAGTTCGATCCGCAGCCCGGCGGCTGCAGCGTTCGCTCGGATCGCTCGATCGTCCCGGCCGCCGGAGACGAGACGACGCGCGATCGCGATCAGTTTTTTCGGCGCGCCCCGCGCAACTCCTCGAGGAAGGCCGAGAGCACCTGGCTTGTGAACGCCGGGAAGTCCTCGGCGGCCTGCCTCAACGCAGCGGGCGAGAACTCGACGTCGGCGCCGCGCCAGGCGTGGACGAGCTGCTGCAGCACCTCTCGCTGGCGCTCGCGCGTCATGCCGGTGGCGACTTCCTTCGCCAGTTCCATCGCCTGGGTGAACCCCATGTGGCGGAACTCGAGCTCGAGCGGGAAACCGCCCTCGCCCGGGCGATGGATCTCGACCGTCGCCCAGAACGTCGGATTCGGTTTGAGCTTGAACGTCACAGCGCCACGATCCTCATGTCGTCGTTGCCGGTCAGCGGCGGCGCTTCGAACGCAAGATCGCTCGTCCACACGCCTTCGAGGTTCACCGGCGTCAGACCCAGCAGACGCGCCTGCGTGAAGAACAGCAGCACCTTGTTGCCGGCGGCCGTGCCGTGCAGCATGCCGATCGAGCGCGCCGTGTCGGCGGCGATGTCGGCCAGCAGCGCGACCTCCTGCGCAGCGGTCAGATCCAGCGTCTTTACCGTCCCGGAGACCGATCGATCGGTGAGCACCGATTCCTTCGCTCCGATCAGCTCGCGTCGCGTGACCACGTTGCCCAGGTCGAACTCGATGCCGCCCGAGACGTAGCTCGTGCCTCCGGTGATCGCACCGGTCGCGTAGCTGCCGCCCAGCACGACGTCGGTCGTGTTCACGTCGGAGACGATCTGCGGCACCTTCCACGCGGTGAGCGTCGGCGACGGATTCGTCACCGCCGTCGGCGCCTTGAACGGTGCCCAGAACTCGAAGTTCAGCACCGGCACACCGCCCACCGTGCCCGCACCGTTGAGCGTTCCCACCGCCCCGATGAGCTTGTACTCGAGCCCGTCGGCGTAGGCGTAGATCGAGGCGGACTTCAGACCGGTGGAAACCGGCGTGTAGTCGACGCGCTGGCCAGCCGTGACCGTCTCGGCGAAGGCGCAGGCCTGCAGCAGCGCACCCCAAGCCGGCGCGGTGCCGGCGGTGCCCGAGCCCGCGAGCTCGACGGAAAAGCGGATCGACTGCCAGCTCGAACCGAGCAGCTGGTCGGGCGCGCCGAAGTAGCCGCGCAGGATGTTGCGCGGCACGCGGTCGGCTTCGATCGGCGTAAGCGAGATCTCGCCCACCGGCAGGATCGCGTTCGTCGCGCCCGTGGGAACAGCGTCCGTGCCCTTGGTCGTCTCGACCTTGGCGAGCAGGACGCAGTTGCGGAACTTGCGGTCGAAGGCCATGCGTCACTCCTCGGTCGGCTGCTCGGGCTGCACCGGGTGCAGCTCGCCCGTCTCCGGGTCGCGCACGTAGCTGCCGCCTTCCTGCGGGTTCAGTTCTGGGATGTCGTTCATGCGAGGCTCGATTCGGTGGTGCGGTACTGGTACTGGTAGATCTTCGTGACGCTCGCGAGGTTCTGCTCTGCGTCCTCGCGACCACGGAACGTCATCGACTCGGAGAACTCGAACGCCAGGCCGCCGAGAGTCGGATCGGCGGCAAGCGCGTCGAACGACTCGACGACGATCGGATCGGCCGCCGTGAACGGGTTCGGCCCGCCGGCGAGCACGACGACGCGGATCTCGACCGTGCGCATCTTGTGACCGATCACCAGACGCTGCGGCTCGTCTTCGTCGCCCGTCTCCACCGCAATCGCCGGCAAGGCCGCGGCGGCAATCGCTCCATGCAGGTCGCGGTACACGCGCGCGGCCGGCACCGTCGAGAGCGCAGACAAGCGCGCGTGCACAGCCTGCGCAATCGCTTCGGCCCGGCTCGTCATGCGGCGAGCCTCAGGGTGACGAGGCCGCCCTCGGGCTCGATGCCGATCACGCGGTAGAGCTTCGAGCCGTTGATGAGGACCTCGGCGTCGCGCTCGACGCCTTCGGCTGCAGCGGCTGAAACGGAGACGCCCGGCGCCACCGCATCGACCATGCCGAAGGGCTGAGCACCGGGCGCTGTAAAGACCCCCCGCACCGCCGGCGCGCCGTTGATCGACACGTCGGCATTGCCGAGTGCATCGATCACCGCATCGTCGACGACGACCTCGAGATCTTCGAAGGCCACGGCGGCCGCGCTCAGAGCTTAAGCCTCACCTGCACCGTCGTATCGCCGTTGCCGGCAGGCGACGCGGCGTAGCCGGCCAGCTTGTTCGTCGAGGCGGTGGTCGTGAGGCGCGAGTTGCCGGCGTCCCAGTAGAGAGCCGCGCCTTGCGCAACGACATCGGTCGTCAGCTTGGTGATCGTGAATACACCGCCCACGGCGACCGATCCAGTCGCGCCGCTTGTGATGTCCACGAGCGCCACTCCGAGCACGTCGCCCATGAGGACCGGGCTGCCGCTGGTGATGTTCCCGCCGGCGGTGTGTTTCCACACGTCGCCGCGCTGTACGTAGTTGCCTGCCATGTCCTGAGACTCCTGTCCGTGATCGGAGGGTTACGCGCCCTTGCTCGTGGTCGCACCGCGGTAGTCGATCGCCCCGACGCCGTAGTCCAGGCGCACCTTGTACCGGCCGCCGTCGACGTCGAAGCCGTCCTGCAGCTCGAGGTACGGCTCCTGCACGCCGTCGAGGAAGGCAACCTCGAACACCGGCGCCTCGTTCGGATCGGCGAACATGTAGAAGCGCGTGCCCGCCAGGCGCGGCGTATCGACCACGTCGCGGAAAAGACCCCGGACCATGTTAGGGCGCTGCAGCTTGTTGGCCGTGTCCGGGTCGTACTCGGCCGCGTTGATGACGCGCGCGTTGCCGCCGCTGGCCACCGGGCACAGCAGCACCGCAGGACGCAGGTCCAGGTAGTCGTTGCCCGAGATATCCATCTGCGAGGCCATCAACGAGCGAGCGCCGTCGATGATCGTCACCGACATGGCGCCATCCGCCGTCACGTTGCCGTGATCGGCGTGGAAGAGCGCCTTCGAGTCCGACATCGTCGGGCCCATGCCGCTGTTCAGCGCGAGCTGCGCGTAGACGTCCGCCTCGACGGTGCGCTTGGCAGCGCGGCCCAGCATCGCAGCGAGGTTCGTGAACGCGCCCAGGTCGTCGTTGACGATCATCTGGCGGCTGACGTTGATGATGTTGCCCTTCGTCGTCGCCGTGATGCTCGCCTTCTCGCCGTCCGGAATCGCCTTGTTCTGGTACTCGCCGAGCTCGTTGATGGTGTCGAGATTGCCCAGCGAGCCGACGCGGTAGCGCGGATGCGCTCGGAAGTCCGAGACCGACCCCGTGCGGCAGAAGCGCGACCACGTGTCGGGCTGCAGCGCGTAGGCCTGCTGCAGCGTCTTGTGCATCGTGTTCTCGAGCAGCACCGGGAAGTCGCTCGTCGACTGCGTGAACGCGGCCGCGACGATTTCCATCTTGCTCATGCCGGCAACGCGAATGCCGGCGCGATCGAGGCACGCGCGGGCCAGGTCGAGCAGGCTGTGGCCGCGGAACGGATTCGCCGTGCTCGCCCGGATCGGCCGACCCTCCGGGTCACGCGAAGCGGCGCGCGCGAGGATCGACTCGACAGCCGCAGCGCGGAACTTGTCGCGCTCGTCCTCGGTCGTAACGACATACGATCCGGCGATCGGAGCGGCGTCCTTCGCCAGGTGCGCGAGCAGCTTGGCGCGGGCAGCGTCGATCGTGCAACCGGTGTCGCTCTGGCACTCGGCGAGCAGCTCGGCCACACCCTCGCGACCCGCGAACGGGTCGAAGCGCGCGGCGATCTCGGTGCGACGCTCCTTGTCACGAGCGAGCGCGCGCGCTTCGATCTCGGCGACGTCCGGTTGAGGCGTGGGTTCGGGGGTCGCCTTGGGTTCCGGCTTGGCGCTGCCCTCGATCGGCTTGGTCATGGAAGGGTCCTTCTTCAAGGTGAAAGCCGCAGCGGCGGCCGGAAGGGAACGGAAGCGCGACAGGTCCATGTGCGCGGCGATCGGAATCGCCTCGCCCACGACGTCAACGAATTTCTCGTCCTGCGCTTCGCTGGCGGTGTACCAGTGGTCCTCGCCGTCGGTGAGCAGTGCGAGCATCTCGGCCTGGTCGCGCCCGGTCTTCATGGCGTAGCTCGAGGACATCGCCTGCGCGTGCTTGTCGAGCATGTCGGCGAACTCGCGCAGGTCGGCGGCATTGCCATACGCCCCGCCCCACGGCGCATGAATCATGAGAAGCGCGTTCTCGGCCATCTCGACCGTGTCGCCGGCCATCGCGACGAGCGACGCGATCGAAGCGGCGATGCCGTCGATCGAAACCGTGACCGTCGCCTTGTGACGCTTGAGCGCGTTGTACATGGCGATGCCGTCGGTGACAGAACCGCCGAAGCTGTTGATGCGAACCGTCAGCTCGTCGACGTCGAGCGCGGCGATTTCCTTGACGAACTCGGCCGCGGTGACGGACTCGGCCCACCAGCTCTCGCCGATGTCGCCGTAGATGAACACCTCGGCAGCGCGCGCTCCGCGGGCCCGGATCGAGTACCACTTGGCTTTGCTCATGAACGCCAAGTGTGCGTAGAAGCGTGTGCAGGTTTTAGGGGAGCCGCTGCACTATTTGCAGCGCGTGTATCAAAAAAAATCCCGCCTCGAAGGCGGGCGAAAGGTGGAGATCCCACCTGGAGGAGACACCGGAGTTACTTCGCCTCGACGACCCCGATCAGCAGCGTCCTGCGCCGCTTGCGTCCTGCAGTCGTCGTCATCTCGTTCACAAGCGCGAACTCGCCAACAGCCACGCTCGTCACCCACTGCGTCGTGTACGGGCCCGACTTGCTCTCCGCACCGGCCGTCAACCCTGCCGGCACTTCCCACACGCTGCCGGCGACCGTGTCGCCGTCCTCGAGCTCGTCGGTCCAGTCGCGCGACCAGTCGAGCGTCTCGCCTGGTGCCATCGTGACGTAGGGCAGCCCGTCCTTCAGTGCGTAGCTCATGCCGGTATCAGCCTCGTCTGCGCGCGCACCCCGATGACACGCGTTTGTGCACGCACGCGGATCGTGCGTTCGGCCGGCGGCACGACCGGCATGCCGCCCGTGAGATCGGCGCGTGCGAGAGCAGAAGCCACCGCCGCCGCCTCCATCCGAATCTGCGTCGAGAGCACGCCGCTCGCCATCGCACTCGCAAACGCCTGCGCCTCGAAGGTGATCGCCACATCAAGCGTGCCGCTGGCCTGCACGACAGACGCGGCAGCACCTTGCAGTGCAATGCCGGTCGTCAGCCCGCCCTCAGCGATCGCGAGCACGGTGGCGTCAGCCGACAGACCCGCTGGCGCGCCCGGCGCGGTCAGCGCCCCGGACGCCGATGCCGAGCCGAGCGCGGCGGCAGCAAGGCGTATCGCCGTGGCCAGGTCGCCAGATGCGAGCGCGGAAGAAAGCGCGCTTCCGGCGAGCTGCGCGGCGCCGCCGGCGAGTGTCCCTTGCGCGATTGCCTTCGCAACGGCTGCGGCCTCGAACCGGATGATCGTCGTGATGCTGCCGGCGGCAAGCGCGGCTGCGGTAGCGTTGCCGGCGAGCGCTGCCGGTGCGCCCGGCGCGGTCAGATCGCCCGTGGCCTGCGCGCCTGCTTGTGCCTGGGCCGCGAGGCGAATCGCGTTCGTGAGGCCCGCCGCTGCAACGGCCTTCGCGAGCGCGGCGCCTTGCAGGCGGATCTGCGCAGTGAGCACCCCGCCCGCTTGCGTGAGCGAGGCTGCAGCACCTTCGAGCTGTACGCCGGTCGAGAGGCTGCCGGTGCTCGTCGTGGCGACGATCGAGGCACCGGCCATGCGGATCGCGGTCGTGAGGCTGCCGGCTGCTTGCGCGGAAGCGAGCGCGTCGGCGTCGAGTTCAGCCGCCGGCGCGGACGCCCCGAGGTCGAAGTAGATGCGATGCGAGGGGGCGCGGAACATCGAATAACGCCAATCGCTGCGCTCTCGAATCTCCGCATCGGACATCGCCCGATTCGCGCACGCGAACAAGTAAAGATCACCCCTCCAATAGCGGGTCGTCGATCCAGAGCCTGTTCTTGCGTAGCGCAAGAAATTGGAAGTCCCGGCGAATGTGTCGGTAGTTGCTACGCGAGTCGCCGCCAGCACACCATCAACGAACAACCGCAGCACATTGCCCTGTTGCCGCGCCACAACCATCGTCGGCTTGGTCGTGACAGTGCCGCCCTCTAGCGTTTCAGCCGTGTTGTTGCGGTCCTGACAAAAAGACCACTGCGCGTTGCGAGTCCCGAAGTGCAGCTCGCTCGCTGTGGTTCCAGTCGCGAATCCGTTTTCGGCGGAGGAACTGGACTGATAGAAACAAACTTGCAGGGTCGCGGCGGCCGTGTCCGTCGTCTTGATGAACGCGAACGCGGTGAAATCGCCTGAGTCCGGGTAGAACCGATCGGTCGGCGCGTCCGTCGTGTTGCCGCTATAGCGCGCCGCTAGACCTTCTGGCGATGCCGAGAACGCCGTCGCAAAACTGGCGTCGCCTACGTTCGTGACGAGGTTGCGCTTCGGCCCCGGAAGCCATACGTGCGACCAGCCGGGCTCGACCTCAACCGCCCCCTGCGGCTGATGCCTCCACCGCCTCGGCAGGAAGATCGCCGACACTTACGCGCTCGCGGCCGACGTGACCTCGGACAGGAACGCTTCGCAGGTGACGGCCTGCCCGGTGTTGTCGGCAATGGCGACCTGTAGGTGCATCACGCCCGGAGGAACGTCGATCGACCATTGATTGACGCTCGCGCTCGTCGTGTCGCCTGCGAACTGATAGAAGCGTTTCCAGTCGGCGCCCTCGGCCGCAGCGGTCGGGGTCGCGCCTGCGTTGTGTGCGACCGATACCGTCGCCGTCGGCGCAACAGTCGGGCCGGTCGCGCCGTTCGTGATCTTGATCGTCAGCAGCCCGCCCTGTGCGGTGCGCAGATCGAGCACTCCGCGCGTGGTCGCCCCGGATGCGTTACTCGTGCCCGCAGCTATCAGCGTGCGGGCGTTCTTCGTGAGCGTGATCGTGCTCATAGCGCGCGGCTCCCGTCATCCAGCCAGATCGCCCGGCGCACGTCCATCTCACTCACTGGGTCTGGTTCCTGCCCGAGAGCCAGCAGCGCGTCGGCTTGTTCTTGTGTGATCGCGCCGGCCATCTGCCACGCGCCGAGCATCTGCTGATTGCCCGCGAGCGAGAAGTCGATCGACTCGGCAGCCCCACCGAGGAAGTCGCGGATCGTCAGCGCCGCCGAACGCAGAGGCGAGTTGACGTTCGCAGCGTGGTCCTCCACGACAGCACGCAGCCCGGTCGCCCCGCACCAGACTGCGAAGTCTGCTCGGCGCACGGGAGCGGAGCGCGTGCGCCCTGCGCTCATCGCCTCGGCGATCGCCTGCGAGTCGGGCAGCAGCGCCGTGAGCGCCGGGTCGGCGGCGATCAGGGCGCGGAGATCGGCGGGGGTCATCACTGGAACGTGACGGTCAGGGAACCTGCTTGAAACGAAGGCAACGCATCGCCCGCGTTGACCGTTTTCGATTGCGTGAGGTTCTGGCAGATCCACGCATTGCCGGCGGTCGACGCATCCCACAGCCGGAACGACACCACCTGCCCCCAGCTCGTCGTCGTCGCCGAGCCGATCGTGATCGTGGCGTTGTTGCTCGTCTGCCCGCTGGTGCCCGAGCTCGCCGTCGTCGAGCCAGCGCTTTGCGTGCCGGCCCAGTTCGCCAGCGACGAAGTGACCGCAGCGCGCGCGTAACCGGTGCCACTCGTCGATACCTCGGTGCCGCCGTTCGCGTCGTTGCAGGCGACGGTGTCGAGGCCGACGTAGAAGGTCGCAGGTGCCCCGAGCGCCTGACCGCGGAAGACGGCGTCGACGATCTTGTTCTCGGCGTAGTCGGTGAGCGACTGCGCCTGCACACCCATCGGCAGCGAGGCGGCGAAAGCGAGCGCGAGGCTCGCGAGGAAGCGGAAGGGTTTCATTCGAGAGGCTCCTTCGTTGAGTCGGAATCAGAATCGGCAGGTGTTGGCGCTGCCACGCCCTTCGGTGTCGCCGCGTCACTCGTGAAGACGAGCCCACGCTCGCTGGTGTCTCGGCGCCACTCCGCGATCTGCTCGAGCACATCGCGCGGATTCACGCCACGCTTGCGCATGACCTCGACCTCGGAGGCGAAGCCCGCGCGCACGAGCGTCTCCCATGCGTTGGCTTCCTTGATCGGGTCGATCCACGGCATCGACTGCCCGATGAACAGCGCATCGTCGGCGAGCTGGCGCGGAACGTCCGCCGGGATGGGCACGACGCCTGAGAGGTCGGCGGCTTGCACGAACGACTCCCACACCGGCCGCACGAACATGCCGGTGAATTCGTCGGCGAGCGTCGCGTAGTGCACCCACTGCTCGACCAACTCCTGGCGCTGTGCAGACCACGTACCGTTGTAGTCGCGCGCGAGCGAGGAATACGACGCGCCGACGCCGGCGGCGACCGCGCGCAGCTGGCCCTGCCGGAACGTGATGAGGTTCGGATTCGGCCGGTTCGTCTCGAGCATCCCGACGTCTTCGCCTGGGGCGAGGCCGTCGATGATCGTGCCCGCCTCGAGCCGCATCTCGCGCGGCAGCGGGTTGCCCGCCGAGTCACGCTCGATCGTGTCGCGATCCGGGTTGTACATGTCCGGGCCGCCCTTCTTGATGACAGCCGTGATGCGCGCCGCGATCTTCGCGGCGACCCGCTCGGACTCCTCGTAGTCCTTGATGTCATCGAGCCGCAGCAGAACGCTCGCGAACTCCGACACCCCGCGCACCTGGTGGATGCGATCGACGGTCGCGATCTGCAGCACCCGCTCGGCCGGGATCCGCTTCAGGTCGCTCGCCGTCGGCACGCGCAGGCCCTCGGCGGGATCCGATCGGTACGCCCAGAACGCCCGAGCACGGCCCCACGCGTTGCGCTCTACCGCCTGTCGGATGCCCCTCGAGGCGTCGTTGAACTCGAGCGGGAACATGTCCGACTCGAACAGCTCGAGCGAGTACGGAACCTGCGTGCCGTGGTCCAGCGAAGGGATCGGGCCGATCAACTCCTGTGCGAATCCCTCACCGTCTCGGAACCACGCCCGCGCGATCATGCGCTGCGTCTTCGGCCAGGAGAACCGCCACGTCACTTCCGGGCAGCGCTGCCAGTCGAACCACGCCTGACGCAGCGCCTTGGCATACTCGGTGTCGATCGAACCGTCCTCGCGGCGCGGCTGCGGCTCGACGCCGATCCCCGACGGGCCGATGGTGTTGTTCACCAACACCCGGATCGCGCCGCGGGCCAGGTCGTGGTTCTGCTCGAGCCAGCGGATATGCGCCCGTAGCTTCGGGCCGTCGCGCTGGACGACCTCGTTGACCGACTCGGTGCGATGGCGCGAGCGACGATACCGCGACGTTTGCGCGGCTTCGTAGGAGGCGACAGGCTTGCGCGCCGCCTGCTTGCGCGCCGCCTGCTTGCGCTTGCCGGTCAATCCATCCTCGCGACGGAGGTGCGCAGCGACGAGATGCCGGCGGCGACTGATTGCTCGGACGCGACGCGGCGCTCCCACTCCAGGCGACCGGCACGGATCTCAGGCAGGTCCTCGCGCCGCAGCCGCCGATCACCGAACGAGACCTCTTTACCCTTCAGGAGGGCAAGTTCCGCCGCGAGGTAGGCGTCCCGCATTTCCGTCGCTATGCTCATGCAGCGAGCGTAGCGACGAGTGTGTGCAACTTTTAGGGGCGGCGCTGCACTATTGCCGGCGGCCAATGATGTTGTAGAAGGTGCGACGGCTGATCGCGAACGCTTTGCAGATCTCGTCCCGATTCGCCCCGGTGAACGCCTCACGCACCGCCCGATCCCGGACTACCCGCGGCAATCGCTTGGGGATGTACACCTCGTCGCCACCGAAGTGCTCCTGCAGGCCCTTCAGAATGTCCTCGGCGATCTGGCTGGCGTAGCGCTCGTTGTACCCGACGCGCTCCCGCAGGATGCGCGCGAGCGTGGACTGGATCGATCCGTCTTTGGTGGTCGTCGTCATACGCGAGCGTTCCAGTCGTCAGAGCCGTAGCTGCGGAGGCGAGGTTGCGGGGCGGGCCGCGCGGCAGCGACCGCGGGAGCTGTAGGCGCGGTCGGGATGCCGGGCGCTGGCGCGGTCAGCAGATCCGCCTGGCGCGGCGCGACCATCTGCTCGAGGCGGTCCCACTGCGCGGCCCGGTACTTGTGCAGATCGAGGACGTGCGCAGCCCACAGGCAGTAGACGAGCAGGTCCCACAGCTCGTTGCGCACCGAGCTGTTGATCTTCACCCACCGCCAGACCTCGCCGTGCGCGGTGCGCTGGCGCACGCGCTGCTCTGCAGTGAGCTGCTCCCACGCATCGTCGGGCAGCGCCTTCGGCAGGTGCACATAGCCCGGGCCCGGCTGCGCGAGCTTGAAGCGCCCGGCGAGCAGATCCTTCGCGACATGCACGCCAACGAACCACAGCCGCACGCCGTGCTTCAGGACCTTGCCGCGGATGTTCACGTCGAAGAGCTTCGCGCGGCCCTTGATCGGCGTCTTGACGTCGCGATCGCCCTTGATCGCGAAGACGCGCTGGTGCTCGCGCGTGCGCGCGTAGGCGTAGACCTGGTGCGTGTGGTGCCCGCCGGAGTCGATCGCGCAGGCCTCGACGCGAAGCTGCTGCCCGCCCGCGTGCACTACCGTCCTCGCGCGAACCTCGTCAAGCCGCGCCCACACCTCATCCTGCCCCGGGTCGCCGTAGATCTTGTCGTAGTCGACGAGCCATGACTCTTCGCCCCGCCCCCACGCGACGATCGCGTACTCGAGGCGGTCGCCCTGCACGTCCACCGACATCGTGAGCACGAGCCCGCCGGCGGGCACCTTCAGCAGGTCGTACCCTTCGGCGCGGTCCCTGATCCGCTCGTGGTCGAGCTTCTCGCCCGTGACCTTGTAGCTGCGCGCCCACCGGGTGTTCGCAAGCACCTGCATGGCCTCGGTGTCGCCGGCGGCTTCCTTCGCCAGCGCGTGCGCCCGCTCGCGCGCGAGATCCAGCCACGACACCCAGCCGAGCGGCGCGTAGAGCGCGTTCAGCTCGAACCCTTCCGTCCTGCCGTCGCCGGCAGCCGTCGCCACCCACTCGCCGCCGGGGAGCATCGTCGCCTTCGCGCGCTCCTCAATCTCGGCGCCACAGTGCCGGCAAACCATCCACGCGCGCGACAGCGCCTCGTCGCAGCGCAGGTACTCCGGCTCGAGCACCTGCAGCTCGTGGCAATGCGGGCATGGCACCTGGTACTGCCGGCAGGTGGATTGCGCCATCAGCGCGTCAATCGCGCTCTCCCCCTCAGTCGTCGGCGAGCTGGAGTAGTAGACCTTCGACGTCGCTGCGAACGTGCTCGTGCGCTTCTCGGCCAGCGACGCCGGATCACCCTCGCCGTCCACGTCCGTCGGCCAGCGGTCGACCTCGTCGGCGTACACGAAGCGCGCCGGGATCTCGGCGAGGTTCGCCGCCGACCCCGCGGTGACGATGTACATCGACCCGCCCGGGAACTCCTTCGTGTCGATCGTGTTGCGCGCGTCCCTGCTGCGCGCCGGCGCCACCTTCTCGCGCAGTCTGTCCACCGCCTCGATCGTCTTCGAGATCCGTGAGGACACGCGCTTGGTCAGCCGCTCCGTGGGCAGCAGCACGAGCACGTTCGCGGGCGTCTGGTCGATGATCGAGCCGAGCCAGTTGAGCGCGACCTGCGTCTTGAGCAGCTGCGAGGCGGCACGGACAACGACGCGCCGGCACGGATGCTCGGCCGACAGGCACCGCATCACTTCGCCCGCGTAGGGCGTTCGGTCCAGCCGGTACGGCCCCGGTTCCGCAGCCCCGGTGTCCTTCGGGATGACCATGTACCGCCCGGCCCACTCGTCGACGGTGAGTGCCTCGTCGGGCTGCGCGCCGTCCGCGCACGCTGCGAGCGCCGACGAGAAGCCGCAGGCGATCGCCAGATCCGCGAAGGCCTCGGAGGCGCCCATCAGGCCGGCACCTCGACGCGCAGCATCCGGCAGAACGTCTCGAGCACAGCGCGGTGCTCGGCGGCGATCGTGCGCTCGATCGCGACGACGTCCGGCAGCCCGACGACGGCAGCCGCCAGGCGCGGGGAGGCGGCGGCGAGCTGGTCGCGCAGGATGCGGGCAGCGGTGAAAGAGGCGCGCTCGACGTCGGCGCGCGCGACGAGCTTGCCCGACGTCTCGGCGAGCTTCAGCTCCGCGAGCTTTGCCTCAGCGGCCTCGCGCCGGCTCTTGTGCACCCAGTAGTCCGAGCCCTCCCCACTCGGCGACGCCGCGTCGCCGCCTTGCTCGGCGTCCTTTGCATTCGTCCGCGCCGGCCGGCGCTGGCGGTTTTCATCCCACTGCTTGCGCGCGTAGTCGAGGTCGTACATACCGCCCGGCAACTGCATCAAATGACCCGCGCGCCGCCTCTTCGCGACCGCCTGCCGGGAAACGCCGAGCTCGTCTGCGAGCTGCGACTCAGTGCCGATTCGAGCCATGCAACCTAAGCACCGATGTGCAACCGAACTGACAACCTATTCCGGGGGCAGCCACTAGCGCGATGACGGGCTTCGCATTACTCGCATCGCCCTCTTCGGCGGAGGACCCGAGACGCCTGCGGAGGGCACGCTCCCTCGACTTCCGACGCAGCGACGCCGCCAAGCAATCGTCGGAGCAGTACCGACGTTTGTGCGCGCCGCCAGACAGCCCGATCCGAACGTAGCTCCTGCTGCACTCACTGCAGACGCCGCGCTGCTCCTCTGGCTTTCGGTTCGCCGTGTTCTCGGCGACCGTCACTGCCCGCAGGTTCGCCCGCCGGTTGTCGAGCGAGTCGTGGTTGATGTGATCGACCGGCAATCCGCCCGTTTCGCCGATCACCACGCGATGCATGTACAGCGTCCCGTTCTTCCCTCCACGGCGGGTGTTCCGAACGGCGTAGCCGTGCCCGCCATCCTTCGGCGGCGTCGTCTTCCACTTCCACTGCGACAGGTACTCGAACACCTCGTCGTCGACGATCGCGTACTGCCGATCGCCCACAGCGTGCCTCCCGGTGAGCTTGATGAGCTTGCTCACCGCGCCGTCCTCAGCGCCGCCTCGAGCGCCTGGTTGAACTCGCGTTGGGCATGCTGGCGCACGACCTTCTCGCCGAGCTTCCACAGGTCGATGCGCTGCGCGTAGCTCGGCGACCTCACCGCGATGAGCAGAGGCTTGACCAAGTGCAGCCCGTGCCGCTGCCACACGCCACGCGGCAGGTGCGCGGTTCGGTCGCCGCCACGCGACCAGAAGATCTTCCCAGCGCGCTTCACGTTGCGCTTGCTGCGAGTGCTCGTGCTCGCGTGCGAGGCAGAGTCGAGCCCGGCCTTGAGCTGCGAGAGGATCTGCTGCACCTGCCCGCGGCTCATGTTCCCGTAGCGGTCGAGCTTGGCACCGGACCCCGGGGCGACGAACTCATCCCGCCCGAGATAGCCGGCACGCCGCAGCCACATCTCGAGCGCCTTGACCTGCCGCGCGCCGCCGGCGAACTGGTGCGCGAGAAGCTGCGCCGAGGACAGCCGGTTGCCGGCATAGGCCTGGTCCTTGATGCCTGTGATCGCCTCGAGGTTGCGCTTCGTTGCCGGGCGCAGGAACGTGGACCTGAGCGTCCACGGCGTCGGCCGGTCGAACTCGCGCTTCATCTCGTCGATCAGCTCGGTCTGCACGCGCTTGGCCGTCTTCGTCAACGCCACGGCAGTAGCGAACGGCACCTCTCGCTGCACGGCCGCGAGATGACGCTGCACCGGTCCGAGGTCGAACTTCACCGTCATGCGCATGGCGTAGTCCTCACGGCTTCCCTCCCACCTTGCCCAGGCATTCAGCGAACGCCGTGCGCTCCCCCGACGTGTCGATCATGGCCGCCGCATAGCTCTCGGAGAGCTGGGCCCGGCCGTCGCTTGAAACGTCGGCGCTCACGAGCGTCGTCGCGTTGACCATCGATTCGACGCGGTGCATTCCGTCGGCGAGCCGGCGCTGCCGGGTATGGATGCTCGTGAGCGTGAGGTGCGACCGTTCGAACCCGTCGACGAGGCAATCCACGAACGTCGGGATGCGCGACGGGTTGATCTGCCCTTGCTGCAGCAGCTTGAACGCGCCCGGTTCATCGCGCGTCGGTGCGATGGTGCAGCCAGCCAGAGATACGACGGCAACAGCGAGAACGGATCGGAACATCTCGACACCCTCCTGTGGTTGAGCACAGGGAGTGTACGGACGGGCCGATGCAGCACGAACGGTCGTCACTCGCACGGCTCAACCCTCCTCGTCTTCTCGAACGCCGTGCCGAGCTCGTGCGCACCCTCGCGCGCATGGAACCGGTTCGGCTCGCCGCGCAGGCCGGCGCGGATCGACTCGTCGATCGCGTCCGCCCCGAAGGCCGCACGCAGCTCGTCGATCCAGCCGGCGACGGTCGGCATCGCCTGGCGCATGTGCCCGGGCTTTCGCTCTTCGCTCATCCGCTTCCCCTTCCACACCTGTTCCATACCTTTGCCGAAGGTATGGAAGCCGGAAACCCGCGCCAGTGCTTGTTCTTCCATACCTTCCATACCTTCCATAGGGGAAAAGCACGCGCGCGCGCGGCGGCGCGTGCGCACGCACGCTCGCGCACACGCGCTCTCGCGCGCGCGCCGGCGCACGTCCGCGTAGAAAACAGGTATGGAAGGTATGGAAGGTATGGAACCCCCGCGCCAGTGCTTGCTCTCCGGGCTCCATACCTTTGCCGAGGGTATGGAACAGGTGTGGAACTTTTCGGGTTCAAAGCGGCAATGGCTGCCCATCTCTGTCCCCCACCTGTGCCCGGGTCTGCTGCGCCTGCTGGAAACGAGTCCACGCTGGCAGCACGTACACGAACCGACTCACACCGTTGCGACGCTCGACGCGGGTGCAGCCGAGCTTCTTCAACAGCATCCCCACGCGCGTCATCACGTCGCGGGTCATGCGGCCCGCATCGAGCTTGAGCGCCTCCGTCAACACCTCGGCGAGCGTGAACTCCGCCCGCAGCAATCCCTCCAGCCAGTCGTGAATCGGATCCATGAAGGCGTCCTCGGCCTCGCGCTGCAGCTGCACGGGGTCGAAGAGCCGGCGCTGCTCGTCGGCCGTCGGCCAGAAGCGCGCGCCACGGTCATACTCGGCAACCGCTTCGGCGAACAGCTGATCGCGCGCCTCGGCGAGCGCGTCGGTGAGGATCTCGTCGCCGACCTCGATCGGCCAGAAGCGCCGCCCACCGGTGGAATCCTTGTTCCACTGCCATTCGTTGGTGCTGCCCGCGAAGACGAGCTGGCGCGGGCAGCGGATTTCCCTGCGCCCGTACACCGGCCGGAACTCGTCGATCGTGCGCGACAGGAACGACTTCTGCCGCTGCGACTCGATACGCGCAATCGACCCCATCTCCGAGAACTCGTGCAGCCACTTGCCGCGGATCGCCGAGAGCGCGTCCTTGTTCGCGAGATCCAACTCGGTGTCGCTGAACCACTCGCCGGCGAGCACCCGCAGCGCGGTGGACTTGCGCAATCCCTGCTGACCTTCGAGCACCAGGCAGTAGTCGAACTTCACGCCCGGGCGCATCGCGCGCGCGACCATCGCGATCAGGAAGCGCCGCCCGACGATCTTCGTGTACTCGTTGCGCTCGGCGCACAGGTAGTCGGTGAGCCACGAGTCGATGCGCCGCTCGCCGTCCCACGCGAGCCCGCGCAGGTATTGACGCACCGGGTGAAAGGCGTTCACGCGTGCGACCAGCTCGATCGCCTCGTCGACCATCCCGCCACCGGGCGTCATGCCGTAGACGTTCGTCAGCCATACGGCCAGGTAGCTGGTGTCGACGTCCGTCCACTCGGTCGAGTGCGGATCGGGCAAGCGCACGTCGTGGCAGCGCGGCAGCGGCGCCAGGCGCACGGTGCGCGAGGCGAACTCGTCATAGCCGACGACGCCGATCCACGAGGGATCGCGCGTGAGGATCTTCACGATGTTCGACACGCACGGCACCAGCTCACCGCGCCGTCGAAGCAGGCCGCGCTGCCACTCGTCGTCGTCGGGCTCACCCGGCCCGCCCGCGGCAGCAGACGTCGCGCGGGAGGCCTTCGGCGGCTCAGGATCGGCCGCAGGGGCGCTCGCGGCGCACGGCCGTAGGTTCGTGAGGATCGCCAGCAGATCGTCGCGTGTCGCCCCGTCTGCTACTGCGTCGGCGATGTCCCAGCCGTCGGGCTTCTCGCCGGGCGCCGGGATGCGCACGATGCGCACCTCGCAGCCGAGCTCGAGCAGCTGTGCGGCGACGTCTTCCATCGCCTTGATGCCCGGCTGCTTGTCTTCGGGCAGCAGCAGCGTCGGGTCGTTCTTCTGCGTTTTCGCGTCGCAGTCTGGCCAGAGCACGACGCGCCGGCCGGCGAGCCGCGACCAACCGACCTTGCGCGTTGCGTTGCCCCCGCCCGGCCAGGCGAGGCAGTCCATCGACTCGCCGAGCTGTTCGTGCGCGACGTCGGCGCACTTCTCACCCTCGACGATGAGCACGAGCTTGTCGTCGCGCAGGCGATCGAGGCCGTAGAGCGGCCGCGGCATCGCCCACTGCATCCAGCGCCAGTCCTCGCGGCCCGCCGCGTTGCGGGCCCACACGACCGGCAGGATCTCCTTATCGCCGTCGGACGTCTCGAACCGGTGCACGTAGCCGAGCACGCGCCCGTCGCGATCGCGATAGGTCCAATGCCGCTGCGACTTGCCGCGCACCGGATGCGCGACCGGCGCGGGACCGGCCGTATCGGGCACGGGCACGATCGGCGTCCAGGCAGCGCGCTTCGTCTCAGCCTTCGGGGCTTTCGTTTCACGCCTGGGCGATTTCGTCTCGCCGGCGGTGACGTTGTCGAGCCGCAGCTCCTCGATCAAGCGTTTCGCCGCATCGCCGGACTTCACGCCGTGAATCGCCGCGTAGAGCGAGATCAGGTCGCCGCCCTTCTCGCCGGTGGCGAAGTCGGCCCACTGCCCGGTCGTGAGGTTGACGCTGCAACTCTTGCCCGGTTCGCCGGTGAGGTTGCCGCACTGCCACTCGTGACCGATCTTGTTGCCGCCGGTCAGCCATTGCGGCACGAGCCGCTCGGCGACGTCGAGCAACTGGCGCGCGAGCGCGGGAAAGTCGATGCGGCGACCGGGCACGGCGCGCTACCGACCCTCGAAGAGATCCGGGCGCTGCTTGTGCGTCGACGGAATCCGTCGCAGCAGCCCGCGCTCAGCCGCGACACGCAACAGCTTCATCGCGTGGTAGCGGTGGCATCCCTGACGCTCGGCGACGTCGACCCACGTGACGCGCCGGCGGGTCGAGACGACCCACTCGGCGGTGCGATCGGCCGCGTCTGGCCCCGGCGCACGTGCAGGCGCCCCGGAGGTCAGCATCGGCAGGCCTGCGCCGCACGGCAGATCGAGCCGGCGTGATTGCGCCACGATCCAGGCGATCGCGTTCATCCCTTGATCCGGTGCTGTCGAATGCCGACGATGCCGTTGGGCAACGCGGGCTTGTCCTCGCTGCTCTCCTGCGGCAGGAAGCCCGTCTTCGGCGCCGCGCCGGTCGCCTTCATGAACTCGACCTCGACCTTCGCCGTGTTGATGATCGTCTGCGCGACATCGCTGATCGCCTTCGCGCGATCGATGTCCATCGGGTTCTTCTCGTCTCGCAACGCGGCAAGCGTGTCGAACAGGTGCGTCCGCAGGTCGTCGACGGTCTTCACAGGGAGGCCCTCTTGTTGGTTCTCTTGTTGATCTGCCGCACCAGGGCGCCTCGCAGCTGCACTGCGAGGGCGAGCTCCTTCGGCCAGCGGTGGTAGCTGTTGCGCTTCATCAGGTCGGCGCGCGAAATGCACTCGAGCGCGTCGGCCGTGATCGCCTCGAGCTCGGTCGTGCGCCGCCCCGGCTTGAACACGACGACGTGCCCCTCGGGGATCGGTCCGTTGCGCTCGATCCAGACGAGCCGGTGCACGCCGACCCAATCGCGTGGCGGATACCCCGTGTCGCTCACCTTGCGATCGAGGTAGCCGTCGCTGTTGATGCGGTAGGAGCCCACCGGCACCCAGGTCTGGGGCTTGTTGCCACGCTTGAATCGCGTGTCGGCCGAGCGGCCGCCCGCGACGAAGTGCTTGCCCTTGTCCCAACTCGAGTGCCCGGGCTGGAAGCGTGTTGCCGCACCGACGTTGTCTCCGCGGCGCAGGCGACAGGCAGCAGGGCTCGCGAGATACGCCTCGCTCTTCTTTAGACCGAGTTTGCCGGCCATGTTGTAGACGGTCGTCGTCGTGCGACCGAGCTCGCGCGCGATGTCCGCGGTCGGCGTGTCCGGATACGCCTCCGTGAGGCGGCGCAATTCGGCGGGTGTCCAGAAGCGCCTGCTCACGCCGCCACCTTCCCGGCGTCGAGGGCGAATGCGGCACGCGCCTCGAATTCCGCCTGCGCTTCCTCGATCGCTTCGGCGCGTGTCGGTGCGAACCGCTTCCACTTCGGCCCGACGCGATACGCGCTGCCCGAGTTGCCGATCTGCCACGAGCACGACCACATCCAGCGATCGCCGTACTGCGCCAGCTCGTACTCGACGTGATCGCGCCGGCCGAGATCGCGCCGGATCGTCTCGACCGGGTAGTCGAATGGGCACACGTCGTCGTGGGCGAGCGCCTGCATGGAGAGCATCTCGGCGGTCTGCTCGGGCGTCAGCACGTCGACGCCTCCGCCGGCTCGCGCATCTCGACATCGACCGGCTCGGCGTCCGGGCGGATGGGGCGCAGGCAGCGGTCGGGGATCGCGGCATGCGACGATAGCCGCTTGCCGAAAGGCGGCTCGAACCCGTACGGCACATAGACAGGCCCGCCGACGAAGCGGCACACCCAGTAGCCGGCGCCGACGGCCAAGTGCGTCTGCCCGTTGGGCATCGCGAAATCCGCTCCGACCGGCGCGGCGCTCTCGACGTGCACGAGTCGTCCCTTGATCGCTGCGCTGAACCACGACTCGGCGACGATCACGGCTAGGTCGCCCGGCCTACAGCGCAGCGTCATCGCCCGCACTCCCTGCACCAGCAGCCACCAGCGTCGCCAGCCGCACGCCAGTCGCGCCGTCCATCAGCGCCTCGATGATCCGCATCCGCCTCGCGCGTACGGCGCGCCGGCGGGCGTAGAGGGTCAGGGGGGAGTCGGTCATGCGGCGTTCCTGAGCATGCCGGCGCGCTCCATGCGACTCGCCAGCTTCTGCATCCACTTCTGCGCCTCGATGAACTCGCGCTGCAGCTTCGCCTGCTCATCCTCGGGATTGAGCGGGTGCGGGTCGGTGTATCCGGCGTTGCGGGCCATGAAGAGCATCAGCGAGTGGCACCCGACCTCGCGGCCGCGTCGCATGATGTAGAGCAGATCGACCGGGTCGAACTTCTCGGCGCGGTCCGGGTTCAGGCAGGCGTCGAGGCGGTTGTGCGCCTCGCGAACCGGGCGGCTCGGCCACATCTCCGAGGCGAACTGCTTGCGCCCACCGCAGGCCTTGGCCACCTCGTCGATGGCTTCCTCGATCGATTCGCAGAACAGCGATGCGGTCTCCATAGCCGTCCAGAAGTTAGGTACGCGTAGGTACGGCCAGCGCCCGAACAATGGCGCCATGCACACGACCACGACCGATAGGCGGCCACCCTACCCCGTGGCACGATCGCAGTTCCGACACCAGCGACCCCGCCACGGGGAGGACGAACGCCATGACCGAACGAATCGAACCGCTCTCCGACGAGCACGAGCAGATCGGGCTGGCGATCGGACTGCTTGCCGCAGCCGTAGCGCGAAACTGCGACGCGATGGCGCTCATGATCGACTTCCAGTCTCAGCTTCGCGCTGCCTCGCGGCTTCACGGTGCATCGCTCGGAATTCGGATAGCCAGCGTTGCCGAAGCTGCGATAGCTGCGGAAGCGGCGCGTCAGCAGCAGCAACACTGATTGGCGGCAAAGCGAGCGAGTCGATCCGATCCGCCCACCGCCGCAACATCGAAGCGATCGCAGCGCGCATCTCAGACCCTCGCCTCGTGCTGCTCGAGCAGCCGCAGCAACTGGATCGACGGCACGATGCGGTGCGTGCAACCAGTGCCGGCCGGAGCCGCCTGAACTTCGAACGCCGCGTCGTCGCGCACCAGCGCCTCAAGGTGCCGGAACAGCTCGGCCGTCTCGGGCAGCCGATGCAGCCGCCCGAGAACGTTCAACACGACGCCCATGTCGAAGGTGATCCGCACGACGGACGCCATCAATCCTCCGCGTCTTCGTCGATCGCCTTCGCGCCGTCCACCAGGTCGGCGAGCTGCAGCGCACAGCGCCACAGCGCGCGCGCCGTCGGGTCCGGGCTCGTAAGGATCCGGTGCTCTTCGGACGTGCCGCGCATCGCCAGCGACATGCCGGCGTCGGCCGCCCAGGAATCGGCGAGCGCGATGAGCTGCGCCTTGGTCACGCGCCGCATGCCGTGGCCTTCTCTTGTTCGTTGCCGCTGATCGGTTCCATCCCCGGGGATGGCCCGTTCCCGCTCTTCGGCAGGTTCGGGCCCGGTCGTTCCGGCTCAGGTTCGTCCGCGGCGGGGCGGTCGGGGATGCGATCGGGGTGGCGCTCGGCCAGTTCGGGCCAGATCTGCCACCAGTCGTTCGGTCGCAGGTCGATGCGCGTGACGGCGCCTTCGGTGTGTTGCTCGATGAGCACGCAAAGCCCCGGACTGGGCTCTCTGCCGCCCTGCCGGGCTGCAAGCTGCGAGAGATAGACCGTGCTGATGCCGAGCCTAGACGCGAAAGCGCCTGTCTCACCACGCGGCAACCTATCGAGGAAATCTCGCAGAGAAGTCATCAGCTATGCAATTTGCGCTGTCACTGGCCGCAGCATAACGCATAGCAAGCGAACTATGCAAGGCGCTTACGCTTACTGGATGGCGCCAAACGATGTCGAACAGCCCGACGAGCCAGTACGACCCGTGCGGGCGGCGCGCCGCGTGCGGTTGCAAGATCTCCTCGAGGAATTCGGAGGCCCGGCCGCCGTCGCCAAGAAGACAGGCACGGTAGCTTCGCACTTGACTGCCTGCGAGAAAGGCCGGCGCGGGATCGGCGACGACCTCGCGACGAAGCTGGAGAAAGGTTGCGAGAAACCGTTCGGCTGGATGGATTACGACGATCGACGCTGGCCCTTTCGCCAGGTTCCAACAGAGGCCTACGAGAAACTCGATCCAAAGGTCAAGACCTTGATCGAGGGATACGTCGAAGGGAAGATCGCAGAGGCCGGAATCGAAGCCCGGTTGGGGGGATCTACCGCATCCCGTGGACAGGCTCGGCGCGCGTCAAACGAATGAGGAAAGCAGTGCCGGCGCGAATCTACCAGTTCCCCGCGGAGGCACGCGTGAAAAGCGACATGTAAACGAGATCTTCAAATGACCCGACTCCTATCGATAGCAGCGACCGCCGCGCTCGTGACGGCTTGTGCCGCGCCCGCGCCGGATGCAGCCACAACCGCCCTTGCTGATGAACCGCTCTACTGCCACGGCGATGAGCAGTGCAACCTCTACTGGCGACGCGCCCAGGTCTGGATCGCCAACAACAGCTCCTACCGAATCCAGAGCGTGACCGACACCGTCATCACGACCCACGGGCCCACAAGCGGATCCATCGAACGGGCGTATCAGATCGTTCGAATGCCGATGGAGAACGGGCAAGAGCAAATCACGATCGCCTCCGGTTGCGGCAACATCTATGGCTGCAACACGCACGCCGACAGCATGGCGGCATCCTTCAAGCGTTTCGTGAAGAACGGCGGCCGGTAAGAAACGCCGACCCCTTGCAAAACCCGCTTCGGCGGGTTTTTTTTGTTCCCCCGAAGGAAACAACAAGCATAGGGGAAACCCTTACACTATGCATTCTGCTTGACCATCGCACTATGCAAAGTGCATACTACGCTCCGTCCACTCGACGGAGGCGAAATGTCCGCAGCCCTCTCCCGCAGCACCCCGGCGCCGGCCGCGCCGGTGCACGCCTTCCCGGACGTCCGTCCGGAGACGGTGCGACTCAGCCGCAAGTGGCTCCTCGCGCAGCTCGCCGAGATCCAGTTCCTGCGCGGCCGGCGCGGCCCCTCGCGCGCGCGCCCGGTCCCGCTACACACCCTCGTCGTCAAGGATCGCCGCAGCGCGCTGAAGCGGCGCCTGGCGTTCTTCCGCAAGTGCTACGCGAACCACCGCGCGCTGCAGGCGGCGGTCGCGCGTGATGCCGGGAGCGCGGCATGAGCTACGTCTACATCCAGTCCGAGCGGCCGAGCGCGGACAGCGACGGGCTGTGGAGCGTCGGCTTCTACCGTCCGGACGGCACGTGGGATCCCGAGAGCGATCATCAGACGCAGGAAGCCGCTGCGCACCGCGTGCATTGGCTCAACGGAGGGCAGCCGCAGGTATTCCATCGGGTAACGCTCAATGCCGGGAGCGCGGCATGACCGCCGTCCTCACCATGCGCTTTACCGAGTGGGAATGCGGCCACCACGGCACGCGGCCCGGCGACATCCCGGTATCGAGCCCCGAACAGGCAACGCTGATCCTGATTGCGATCTCGCACGCCATCAGCCAGCCGGGGCACTGCAGTGCCGTGCTCGTCAGCGCCAAACGAGCCGAGAGCGCCTACGTGACCGACGACTACGTTGCAACCGGGTACGGGAACGGTCCTGAGTTTCGCGCCGAGTCGGATTGGCGCGAGCGCCCAATAGTCATCCACGGCGGCGCCGACGAAATCGACGCGATCCATTCCGATGCCTTGGCCGATGCCGCCGACAGCCTCTTCGCGGGCATCGACCGTTGGACGGGCGTCGACAGCGCGGCGGACTTCAATGTCGTGACCACGGTCCTGCGCGTCGAGGATATCGAGGGCGCCCTTGCGCAGGACATGTACGAGTACCTCCCTCCGATCTACCGGCCGGCAAGCGAGGTTCTCGCCGAGCTACGCGAAGAAGCGGCGAGCCTGGCACGCGACGACGAGGACGACGAATGACCGCCCCCCACGACGACCCGACCTTCGCCGCGATGCGCGCCTTCGCCGACCTCCCGGTGCTCCCCGGCGACGCCCCGTTGCCGGCCGGTGCCGGTCCGCGCACGGCGCTGCTCGACCAGGCGCTCGAGCGCATCCAACGCACGCGCGACGAGCTTGTCCGCGTCACCGCGCGCCTGGCCGACGAGCTCGAGTCCCTCTACGGCGCCGACCACGCCAGCGTGCGAGAGGCCCGGCGCGCCATCACCCTCGCGAGGCTGACGTCGTGAGAGCGACCGACCTGCACCCCATGGCGCTGCGTCTGGCGCGCCTGCGCTTCGATGACGTCCTCGCCGCCTTCGTCTGGATCTGCGGCGTGTTCGCGCTGCCGTTCGTGATCGTCACGGTCGGCATCACGGTCGTCGACTGGATCCAAGGCAACCCGCACACGGTGCTGCCGGCGATCGTCGCGTTCCTCGACACACTCGATGGAGTTGCGCGATGAGCGCGAAGCACACGCCCGGGCCGTGGGCTGTCTGCCACGGATCGATCTACGGACCCGAATTTCTCCCCATCCACCACGGCAAGACCTGCATCGAGGCGGGCCACGACCCGACGGAATGCGGGCCTGCCATCTTCAACGTGCTGGATCAAGACATCGTTGCCGACGTGAAGGCCGGTCATTGGGATGACGCCGGATACCCGAAGCCCGAGGACTTGCGTCTCGCCGCCGGCGCTCCGCTGCTGCTCGCCGGACTGCAAGAGGCCCTGCAGATCATCAAGACCTTCCATGGCCCGGTCGAGTGGGAGACGTACTGGAACCACTCGCCGGAAATGAAGCGCCTGCGCGACGCCATCGAGAAGGCGACCGGAGCGCGCCCGTGATCCGCTGGCCACTCGCCCTCGCGCGCGCCCTGCGGCTGTCCTACCTGCAGCTCGTGCAGTCGCGTGTCGAACAACTCGCGCCGTGGCATCCGGAATGTCGACTCATTCGCCTCGACATCGATCGCGCGCACGCCCGGCTGAACGCGACGTGGCGGTGACGCTCGACGCCACGCTGCGCCGGGCGCGGTCGATCCCGGCTGCCCGCGACGAAACCCTGCGCCGTGCGCTCGTTCGGCGCGTGCTCTTCGATCTTCGCGCGGCACTGCGCCGCGGCAAGGAACCCCGATGACTCTCGTTGGATTGACCGGATACTCCGGCGCCGGAAAGGACAGCGTCGCGAGACTGCTCGCCGAGCGCTTCCCCGTCGCCCGCATCGCCTTCGCCGATCGCCTCAAGCAGGAATGCGCCATCGCCTGGGGCGTGGACGTGCGGATCTTCTACGAGCTGAAGGACGTGCGGCTACGCCAGCTCGCGCTCGCCCGCTGCACCGATGACGAGTTCGTGGGCGCGCACCGACACCTGCTCGATCTCGACGCGTTGAAGCCGCGCACCGTCATGCAGACGTGGGGCGACTGGCGCCGTGCGATGGATCCGCGCTACTTCATCGACCGCCTGGCCGAGACGTTCGAGATCCTGATCGACGGCGGCGCCGAGCACGTCATCGTGACCGACTGCCGCTACGTGAACGAAATCGTCTGGCTGCGCTCGCGCGGCGGGCTGCTCTGGCGCGTGGACAACCCACGCGTGCCGATGCCGCCCTCCGGGCACAGCTCGGAGAAGGAATGGCGCGCGGCGAACGTGGACGCCGTGATCCGCAACGACGGCACGACCGAGCAGCTCGCGAAGGTGGCGACGGACCTGTTCGGCGACGCGATCGGCGCAGGCCGCGAGCCGCTGCAGGTCACATACGAAGGCAGCGACGTCGATCCGCCCTACTGAATGCCACCCGCGCCCGCGGAACGCCGCGCGGGCTCCTCCTCCGAATCGTGGCGCATGCCGGTGGAAGGCCGGCACCAACAATCAACGAGGAACCCGATGGCAAAGGCATTCGCAGTCTTTCTGCAGGAGATCAACGACGGCCGCGTGCACCATCGAATGGGGCTGGTGGCTCCTGCCCTTCGCAATAACGGTCGGCACGTTCATCGGCGCGCGCGTCATCAACAGTGAGGCAGGCGACGGTGGCGGATGGTTTGCCGGCGTGAACGCCATGTTCTCGTTCATCACCTACTTGCTCGTGTGCGTCGTGCCGTCGCTCGTCGCATGGCTTGTGTGGAGCATCTTCCGATGATGACCAGCACCACCACGATGATCCGCCGACTCGAAGGAATGCTCGGCACGCGCGACCTCTCCGATTGGGAGCAGGGATTCGTCGAGACACTCGTCGCCAAGTTGGAAGCCGGCGAAGTGACGAAACTCACCGAGCGGCAGGTCGAAACACTCGAACGACTTCACGGGAAGCACTTCGCATGACCACCATCAAACCTCTCGTCATCTATCACGGCAACTGCGCCGACGGCTTCAGCGCCGCATGGTGCTTCTGGCGCAAGTACGGCGACGACTGCGAATACATGGCCGGCGTCTATCAGCAGGACCCGCCCGACGTCACCGGGAGAGACGTTTACCTCGTCGATTTCAGCTACAAGCTCGCGGTCGTGCTCCGGATGCTTGAACAGGCTTCGCACATCGTCCTCATTGACCACCACAAAACGGCGATCGAGGACTTAGCCAGTATCGAGTCGGAGAAGTTCAGCGCCATCACCGACCTGAACCGCAGCGGCGCGACGCTGGCGTGGGACTTCCTATTCCCGCACGAACCGCGGCCGCTACTGCTCGGCCACGTCGAGGATCGAGACCTATGGCGCTTCAAGCTGCCAGGCACGCGCGAGATTCAGGCGTGCGTGTTCAGCTACGAATACACGTTCGAGCAGTGGGACCGGCTGATGGCGGCGGATCAACCGGGACTGCTGCAGATGACCGTTGCCGGCGCTGCGATCGAGCGCAAGCACCACAAGGACATCGCCGAGCTGGTCGGCGTGTGCAAGCGTCGCATCGTCATCGGCGGGCATGACGTTCCGGTGGCGAGCCTGCCTTACACATTGACCAGCGACGCCGGCCACCTGATGGCGCAGGGCGAGCCTTTCGCCGCCTGCTACTGGGACACCGAAACGGCGCGAGTGTTCAGCCTTCGATCGTCCGATGAAGGGCTCGACGTGAGCGAAATCGCCAAGCAGTACGGCGGCGGCGGGCACGTCCGAGCGGCAGGATTCTCTGTGCCCCGCAACCACGAACTGGCGAGCGCGTGATGACCCCCATCGACCTGCAATCCTTCTGCGCGAAGGACGACATCCGCACCTACCTGATGACGCCTTTCGTCATCGACGGGCACACCTACGCGACCAACGGACACATCATTGTTCGCGTGCTAGGTGGCGACCCTGACCCGGAGCAAGCGGTGCCAGAGCCCGTTCGACAAACGGCGCTGAAGATGTTCGCCACCGAGTACACCGACTACGAGCCGCTGCCGGAGATTCCGGCGCCGCAGGCGTGCTCGGAGTGCGCCGGCACCGGCCAAGTTGATGAGTACGAGTGCGAGGACTGCGATGGACACGGCGAGTTCACGCGCGGCAACCACGAGTACGACTGCAAGGAGTGCGATGGCAGCGGCAAGGTCCCCGGCGGCAAGTGCCCGAAGTACGGCTGCTGGTCTGGACAGATGCGACAGCCGATTTGGGTCGGGCCTGCTTTCATCGACGGTCGCTATCTGCGACTGATTGCGGCGCTGCCGAACGCGCGCATCCGAGTGGTCGGCCCGGAAGCCGCTGCCGCGTTCATCTTCGACGGCGGAGAAGGGAGGGTGATGCCATGCCGCGAGAAGTGATCGACTACAAAGCCCTCGCCGAGCGGATCAGACTCTACGCCCAACTCGGCATCGAAGGCTGCGACCAGTGGCGAGACGACCTCCGCACCGTCGTCACGATGCTGAACGAGGCGGCGGCTGCGAGGCCGGTCGCATGGATAGACGAGTTCGGAAATGCCTTTCCGCTCGACGCGTGGAAACCTGCGAAGCGCACCGGCTACCTTGACTACCACAAGAAGGCGTGGAAACCGTTATTCACACACCCAGCGCCGCAACCGCAGCGACCCTACGGCACCGACACGATGAGCGAAATGGGCGTCGGCGACTACAGCGAGGACTACATCAGAGGCTACGACGCTGGATTCCTCGTCGGTGCGGAGAAGGGCAGGACGCCTCAACCGCAACCTATTCTGAGCGGATACGGCGACTACGGCGCAGCCATTCCCGGAATCGAGCGTCCTTGCACCTGCCACCCGGACGACAACCCGCCTGTTCCGTGCGCGCAGAAATACGCTCTGAACGAGTGCAGAGCAGCGTCGGACGAGCCGACCGAGGCGCGGATCGAATGCCACGGCCTCGACACTCCGGAACGGGTCTGCTTCTACGAGCAAGACTTCTACGTGCTTTCCAACTTCAGTTCGTTCAGCGTGCAGTGGCGCGGCCACCGCTATCCGACGAGCGAGCACGTTTATCACGTCGAGAAGTTCAGGAACTACCGGGGCGACATCGCGGACATGATCGCATTCGCGCCTAGCGCCCACGAAGCGTTCAAGATCGCGGAGCGTCACAAAGCTGATCGACGGCCGGACTGGGATGAAATCAAGGTCGAGGTTATGCGCGAAATCCTGCGCGCTAAAGCCATGCAACACGAGTATGTGCACCTCAAGTTGCTTGCGACGGGCGACCGCGAACTGGTCGAGAACTCGTGGCGCGACGACTTCTGGGGCTGGGGGCCAAACCGCGACGGCCAGAACATGCTCGGAAAGTTGTGGATGGAGATTCGCGCCGAGCTTCGTGCCGCACTCGCGGCGAAGGAATCGAAATGAATGAACCGCAATATGCCAAGCGCGACCCGATGGCACTCGACAAGGCGGGCAACTACTACTGCCGTCACGCTCAAGCGATGACTGCCGAAGGACTGCACGCGAAATCGGACATTGCAGCCGAACTTGCGTATCGAGATATGCAAATCGACCAGCTTCGTGCCGCACGCGAAGTGAAAGATGGCCCGGACTGGAAACAAGTCGCCATCGCGCAAGACGCCAAACTAAGGGCTATGTGCGACGAGCCGGGTGGGCTGGAGAAGTTGCGTACAGTGCTTGCACAGGCGCGAAGCGAGCCGACCGAGGCGCAGATCGAGGCGGCGGCGATGGAGATGTATGGGCTGCCGTTGCGTGATGAGCACCGCGAACGAGTGACTCGCGTGCTTCGTGCCGCACTCGCGGCGAAGGACAAGTGATGGCAGCCGCTGATTATCGACTCTGCGATGTGTGCGACGGCAAGGTGTTCTACGACGCAAACCTCAACTACGAATATGGCCGCAACGACGAATGGGCGAAGAGCAAAACACCGTTCCGATGGGCCGGTGAAGAGCAAGGGAAGCCGGAGCACGACGACTGGCTGTTGCGTCTCGACTATCTCGGCGACTGGGCGGTGATCTGTAGCCAATGTGCCAAGACGCACAAGACGATCGTTGTGCCGATCGAAACGAAGGGGAACAACGATGCTGACTGAACGAACGTCTCCGACCTGCTGTGGTCACGCGATGGTGACGAGGAGCACGACGTATGGGGAACATCGTGCGGGCACTACTTCACGATCATCGAAGGCACCCCGACCGACAACGAAATGCGGTTCTGCTGTTATTGCGGCGGGAACCTGGAGGAGAACAACGATGCTGACCGATGAACAGACCGACCGCGAACTGCTGGAACCGGCTGCGAAGGCGGCGGGGATGGTCGATTACAACCCCGTGACCGGCGTAATGACTTGGAAAAGTAAGTCCCTCGACGCAAAGGACTCCGCTCGATGGAACGCCAGATATGCGGGAAAGGAGTGCGGGACTGTTGATGACAAAGGATACCGTCGAATTCTGTTTCGCTTTGGCAAAACGTCTGCGTTCAGGATTCGCACGCATCGGCTTGCGTGGTTCATAGCCTACGGCGTACTGCCGACGGCGGAGATTGACCATATTAACCAAGATAAGTCTGATAACCGCCTATCCAACCTCCGTGATGTCCCGAAAGAGTTGAACCAACGCAACGGTACACGCAAATCAAACAATACGTCTGGCGTTCCCGGTGTTACTTGGCACAAGCAACGAGGCAAGTGGTGTGCTCAAGTCAACGTTTTAGGAATTCACTACCACGTTGGGTTGTTTGACGACATCGAAAACGCAGACAAAGCCGTGCGTGAGTTCAGGGCAACACACGGCTTTACTGAAAATCACGGGAGGGTTGTATGAACGACAAGGAGCTAACCGAACTTGCAGCTAAAGCGTTCGGTGTCGCTGCCGAAGGGTTTTCTCCGCTCACCGACGACGGCGATGCGTTACGGCTGGCCGGCACGCTGGATATGCAGGTCACCTTCGAGCATGACGCCAGCCGTGTACTGGCAGTCGCCGACGGCGGAAAGTTGGTCATGGAACAGTACAACGGAGACTGCCACGGCGCCGCTCGCCGCGCCATCGTCCGCGCCGCTGCGGAGGCTCGCTGATGCCACACGGAATCCACCCGCCAGAACTGGCGAAGATGAACGCCGATCGCCACGGCGAGAAGTACCAGCCGAGCAACGGCACAGAGGGCGAAATCTTCACCGATGTCTGGTGCCGAAACTGCGCGCGCGATCGCTCGATGCGCGAAGGCGATCCGATCGAGGAATGCGACGACGACGAGTTGTGCGACATCATCGCTCGCGCGTTCGCCTGCGACGTTGACGACCCGCGTTACCCGGTCGAGTGGCAGTACGGCCATGACGGCCAGCCGATGTGCACGGCGTTCGTGCCGGCCGGCGAGAAGGTGCCGCCGCCGAAAGACGATCGCACGCCGGATATGTTCGACGCGGAGGCGCGCGGCTGATGTTCCTCACCGCCGACGAGCTGGCCGAGCGATGATCGTCACGCCACAAGAGACCTTCCTCTCGCTCGACGAAGCGGCCGAGGCGATGCGCGTGCATCCCGAGACGCTACGCTCGTTGGCGGCGGCCGGCGAGCTTGGGCACAAGATCGGCAAGGAATGGGGTTTTCTGGCCTCGGAAGTGGCGGCATACTGCCGATCCTGGAAGGAGCGAAAGCAGTGCGCCTCTACGAGCGCGAGGGGACGTGGTACGCGGATATCCGCCACGGCGGCAAGCGGTATCGACGATCTTGTGGGGCCGGCACGAGAAGGGAAGCGGAGGACGCCGCCCGGCGCATCCTTATCGCTCTTGCCATCGCGCCGCCCGAGCTAGAGCGCACGCTGTACGACTGCCTGCTGGCGTGGCTACAGGCAGAGGATCGAGGCAGAACCGACAAATCGATCGTGCGCCAGATACGGGTGCACTACCCCGATCGCCCTGCCGGCGAAGTCTCCGACGAGACGCTGCGCAAGTCCCTCGCGCACCTGTCGCCGGGTAACTTCAACCGTTATGTTTCCGTCGTACGCGCCGCGCTGCGGCTGACCGCGCCGAACCCCCCGCGAATCTCCAAGCGCAAGGTGAACGACAAGCGGCTGCGGTTCCTCTCGGAAGCCGAGTGGCACAAGCTGCGCGCCAAGCTCCCGGCGCACCTGCTGCCGATGGTCGAGTTCTCGTTGGCGACCGGGCTGCGGCAGGCCAACGTCCTCGGTTTGCAATGGGACCAGATCAACCTGCAAAACCGCACGGTCACGGTCTGGGCCGACGTGGCGAAGATGAGGAAGCTCCTGCACCTGCCGCTGTCGGATTGGGCGGTGCGCGTGCTACGCGCCCAGATCGGGCAGCACCTAACCCACGTTTTCACGTACCGCGGCCAGCCGATCGCCTCGCCCAAGACCAGCTTTCGGGCCGCGATGGAAGCGGCGGGAATCCGCGACTTCACTTGGCACGGCCTGCGCCACACCTGGGCATCGTGGGCGGTGCAGGCAGGAACCCCGCTGCCGGTGCTCAAAGACCTCGGCGGATGGGAGTCGATGGATATGGTGATGCGCTATGCTCACCTCGCGCCGAGCCACTTGGCCGAGTATCGGAACGCCGTGAGGGCGCCGAAACCGAGGCACAAAAAGGCACAAGTTAGCGGGCGCTCTCGCTGAAAGCCACACGCCCCCGTAGCTCAGTGGACAGAGCATCCCCCTCCTAAGGGGAGGGTCGCAC